GATCGCAAGGCAGCGCAACGAAGCCGGGCGCAACACCGCCTGCTGGAGCGCCGGAAGTTCCTCGAGGAGGGGGACCGACGCGACCCAGTGGACGTGAAGCGCCGCCTTCTGGCGCGCCTAGCTTTGAAGCAGGTCGAGGAGGCCGAGGAGGGCGAGACCGAGGAGACCGAGGTAGAGGCGGACGATCGGGGGGGAGAGGAGGCCGTGGAGACTCAACCTGGAGAACTTACGCTCAAGCTGCTTGCGAAGCGGCGAGGTCAGCAATCCACGCAGTCAAGTCACGTGCAAGACCTCCCCCCGGGAATCCGGCCAGCGTCCCAAAGCCAGATGCAGCTAATGCTCCAGCCCCCCCATGTCCCGTTGACAGAACGGGACATGCCGGCGGCAGTCAAAGCGGTAGTGCAACAGCTCAGGGATTCGAGGCTTTCCTCAGGGATTACGGTTCGCGCCCAGACATCCGCGCAGTCATCAGGAAGTATGCAGAAGAAGTGGGAATTGGACCTCGAGACGGTCCCAGTGTACCCGTTCCTGTTGGAACGACTGGGCCCGCACCGTGCGCCCCAAGTATTCCCACTTGTGATGCAAGCGTTGCAGGGGGAGGTGAGTCCACAGGTGGCTCTTCAAGCAGTCAACATGCTCGTCACAGGCCGCTTGCAGCGGCGAGCTGTGCGGATGCTAGTGCTTGTGAGATCACCGACCCCTGTACGCAGTACCTGATTGGACAGATGCGCAGATTTGCTGCCCGTGACTCTCGGGGGACGCTGATGTTTGTTGATGTGGGTGGTCAGGCGGCTGGGTTCGAGCTTGCTCGTGTTCTGAAGGATAGGGTGGGTGAACGCTGGATGTTTCACAACATGTGTCCCAATGTCATTGCTGAGGACGCACGCGTTTAATTTCCCTGCGACTACACCCCTGTCAAGAAGACCAAGCGGTTTCGTGGCCCTAGCGGGTTCTCGGCGTGCAAGCACTTGTTGAAAGACTGTGACTGCATTCCCGGAGCTGTTCGCCCTTTTTACTACTCATCACACTCAGCGTACTTCCTTGGGGCCGACGATATGGCCAACGTGAGACCAGATGGGCTGATGCTAGCTCGTCTCCACATGTTTCCGTTGGACCGAGACTCGGGGTCACTGATCAGTGCCGGCGGCCGTGTTCTTG